GTCGAGGTGTTTCTCCCCGGCCTCCGCCGGGAGCGGGCGGTACTAGTACCATTCTCGGCGGACAGCAGAATCAGCAGAATAACAACAACCCGCCGCCCGCGGGTATCCCCGACGCCTATGACTTTAAGAGCGTCGTCCCGGAGGGAATGCAGTATGACGAACGGTCGGCGGCGGCATTCTCTGAGATCGCCAAAAAGGCGGGACTATCGCAAGAGCAGGCAAGCGCAGTCGCGGCGTATGGAATGCAGTACATGCAGCAGGGGGCGGCAGCCGCAGTGCAGGAGATCGAAGCGATCCGTACGCAGTGGGGCGAAGAGGCAAAGACGCAGCTCGGCGGACAGTTCGAGACGACGGTCGCCAAGGCGGCGGCAGGGCGTGACGCACTCGCCGCGAAAGTGCCGGGGCTTGTGGATATGCTCAATGAGACGGGGGCGGGCAACCGCGTCGAGATGATCCGTCTCCTTGCAGCCGTCGGAGAAGTCCTCGGCGAGGACGGCGGACTGCGCGACGGCGCGGGCGGCGCTGAAAAGTCGATCTATCCCAATACGAATTTTGGGCTCTATAACTAAGGAGGAATGCACACATGGCAGTACTAGGAACACAGGCGCTCACGCTTTCTGATCTTCGAAAGCGTCTCGCGCCCGACGGCAGCATTGACTTCATCATTGAAGCACTGCTGAACAGCAATCCAATCATGGATGATATAACATGGAAGATGGGGAATCTCCCCACGGGCAACCGCACGACGATCCGAACGTCCATGCCGACGCCCTCGGTGCGTCGCATCAATCGCGGCGTTGCGCGCCACAAGTCCACGACGAAACAGGTGCAGGACACCTGTATCATTCTCGAGGATCGTTCCTGCGTGGATATCGAGGAGATCGCGCTTGCGCCAAACGGCGAACAGTTCCGTCGCAGCGAGGACGCCGCCTTTGTCGGTGGATTCTCGGATGCGATCGCGGCAAATATCTTCTACGGCAACGCGGACGAAAACCTCGATACATTCAACGGGCTTGCAATGCGCTATCCCATCATCGGCGGCGAAAAGAATGCCCCGGGCTTTCAGGTCATCGAGGGCGGTACGCCGAACGCGGGGGCGGGCAATACGTCCGCGTGGCTCGTCGGATGGGGCACGCATGCAACGACGGGCATCTACCCGAAGGATTCGCAGGCGGGACTCAAGCAGCGCGATCTCGGCGAAATGACCGTACAGGACGCGGACGGCAACGAATACCAGGCGCTCACCACGCTCTTCACATGGAAGGCGGGGCTTGCGGTCGGCGATATCCGCGCGAACGCGGCGGTGCGCAACATCGACGTGTCTAAACTCATCGGCATGAAGAGCGAGGACAAGCTCAAGCTCATCGAGAAGTTCGTCATCGCGAAGAACAACATTCGCAACCTCCAGTCGAAAGACAAGCGCGTTGTTCTCTATGTATCGAGCGCGCTGTATAACTTCTTCGAGCTCTATCTGCTCGATAAGAACAACGTCCACGTAACGCGGCAGGAACTCATGCAGGGCGCGCCGCGTCTCTATTTCTCGGGCATTGAGATCAAGAAGTGCGACGTGCTCTCGGACAGCGAGACGGCAGTCGCGAAGGCATAGGAAGGGAGAAGGGCAATATGATACTCGACGGAGAAAATCTATTTTTCGACAAGCAGGCGCTCTCTGCCGCCGAGCTCGTCTCGAACGTGATTGCGGTGGGGGCGGGTGAATCCGGGGAGGAAATGCGGCTCATTGTGGCGGTAAAGGATGCGGACGCAAAATCGGCAAAGACGGTGCTCGAGACGTCGAAAACGGCGGACTTTGCGAGCGCAAAGGCGATCGGCACCTACGAGCAGATACCGCTCGAGACGCGTGTGCCGCGCGGCAATCTGGGATTCCTCAGAATCAAGGTCGCCTCGAATTACACGAAGGGCACGATCACGGCGGGGCTTGTCCTCGACGACAACATCAACATCTAAAGTGCGGGGGCAAGGGAGAAATCCTTTGCCCCTTTGCCGTTACCCCGTGCGTTTGGACGGGGCAGCGGCAAAGGAGGAAACCTGTATGAACAGTACGGATATCTGCAATCTTGCGCTTTCCTATCTCGGACAGGGGCGCATCAACAGCATTGAGGACAGAGCGGAAGAGGCGCGCAAATGCAAGACGCATTATGACCACGATCGGCGGCGTCTGCTGCTCGCGTATCCGTGGGGCTTTGCGCGGCGCATTGAAAAGCTCGCCGCGTATGAGGCGCGCATTCCGGGGTGGCGGTATGTCTATGCCTATCCGCCGGAGTGTGTCGCCGTGACATTCGTCTATGATGAAGAACACGCGCGGAAAAAGGAAGAGGAGCGGCAGGACTTTGAGGTCGTCACGCTGAGCGGCGGGCAGAAAGCGCTTGCATCAGATACCGCGGGAGCATACGCCGAATACACCGAGGACGTAAGGGACAGCGGCTTGTTCAGCGAGGAGTTCGTCGAGGCGCTTTCCCATCTCATCGCCGCGTCCATCAGCATGGGCGTGACGGGCAACGCGAATATCACAGTACAGCATATGCAGCTGGCACAGACGGCGATCGAGCGCGCGAAATACTATGCCGTCCTCGAAAAAGAAAAGAGAACGCGGTATCCGCAGAAGTACGCAGCCGCGCGATTCGGTTAAGGAGGAAAACATATGCCGCAGCCGTCACCGTTTTATGCCATACAGCCCGCATTTACGGGCGGGGAAATATCGGGGGAAGTGGCGTCCCGTGTCGATCTCGAGAAATATCAGCTCGCCCTCTTGCAGGCGGAGAATGCAATCATCCGTCCCTATGGACCCGTGTATAAGCGTCCCGGGACAATCTACTGCGGGCAGATGAAATATGCGGATAAAGAGGTCGTTTTGCAGCGGTTTGAATACCGCGTTGATCTTACCTATCTTCTGGAAATAGGCGATCTGTATATCCGCATATGGAAAAACGGCAGCCTTTTAACACTGTCTAAGTATCGAGGTCCCATACATAAGCCGTTAGAATACACAGATATACCCTCCCCGTTCACGGAAGCCGATCTGAAGAATCTGCGCTTTGTGCAGTCTGTTGACGTGATGTATATCTGCTCGGGGACGTATCCGGTGCAGAAACTTTCACGGTACAGCGAAAGGGACTGGCGTCTTTCCGGCGTCGAGTGGATACGCCCCGCCTATGGGGATGTGAACCTTGATGAGGAAGCGACAATCAAGCCGTCGGGGCAGACGGGCGAGATAACCATAACGGCGGCAAAGAATATATTTATGACAGACCGCGCAGGCGATACGATGAAGATCGAGCAGTATGTCAACACGGAAACCGTATCTGCGGAACTAACGACAACGGCAAAGTTCACATCGCCGAATATCGAGGCGCCCAAAGGCGAGAAAGAAGCACTTGCGTTTACAGTAAAAAAGACGGGGGCAGGGGCTTGTAAGGTAACATTTCAGGGATACCGCAACTATTATCGTTCGGGGGAGAACTCGGATTGGGATAAGGATGAGTGGTGGGAGTATGGGCAAAAGAGCGGTGCAGGGGACTGGACGCTCACCGGGCGCATCCCGGAAGATATACTCGGAGACCCATCATACAGGCATTTGGGGATCGTACGCGTAACGGCAGAAGAAATCAGCGGTGAGGTATCTCTCACCGTTACGGTAGGTACAAAGACATATGTCTACGAGGTTAATAAGGATATGTCGTATAGCCCCGCAATTCATGTTGGGAAAACGTGGAAGATCATATCACACGGCACATGGACGGGACAGGTCGTTTTGCAACAGAGCAAAAACGGCGGGGATACGTGGGTCAACCTCAGAACCTATACATCAAGGGATGATTACAACCCGACGGAATCGGGCGATGTGGACGAATACAGTCTCCTGCGTATCCGCGCGAAGATTGATTCAGGAAAATGCACTGCCGACCTGTCGGCATATCCCTATCGGCACGAGGGCTATGTGCGTATTCGGCGCGTAACGGATGGCAAAACGGCGACGGCAGAGGTCATAAAGCCGCTCGGAGGTCTTGAGAAAACGGCGGAATGGTACTGGAGCGCGTGGAGCAAAACGAACGGCTATCCGCGCTGCGCGGCGTTCTTTCAAGATCGGCTCTGCTTCGGCGCGTGCAAAAAGTACCCTCAGCGTCTATGGATGAGCCGCACGGGGGACTATGAGAATTTTGGGATCGAAAAAGAAGGCGGTACGGTCACGGATGACAGCGCGGTCTCTGCCGATCTGCTCTCAAGACAGGCATATACGATTCACCATATGGATGTCGGGAACGACCTTGTGCTCTTTACAGAGGGGAACACATGGACGATTGCGGGCGGGGAGACGGTGAAGCCCACGAGCATCACGCCGAAGAATCAGGAGAACTATGGGGCGGGCGGCGTTGCTCCGCTCAGAATCGGCAATCGAATTGTCTATGTGCAGAGGCGCGGCTCGATCATCCGCGATACCGGGTACAGCTATGAAACGGACGGCTATGTAGGCATAGACTTAACGCTCCTTGCAAAACACCTGGTGCGCGGGCATGAGATCGTATCTGTCACCTATGCGCAGGAACCCGACTCCCTGCTGTACTTTGTGCGCGGCGACGGCGCGCTGCTCTGCCTTACCTACGTCATGGATCAGAAGGTCTATGCATGGAGCAGATTTACCACCCGGGGGAAATACAAGGCGGTCTGTGCCGTCAGCGCGGGACGCAGTGACCGTGTGTATGTCATTGTGGAGCGCGAGGTCAAGGGAAAGACAGTGCGATGCCTTGAATATTTTGCCCCCGGAAGCGAGAGCGACGCACAGCAGGACTATGTGATGATGGACGCGGCGGCGGTTGTAGAGCGTGCGGCGCCAAGTGAAAACCTGCCGTACATGGACGTACTTGACGGCAAAGAGATCGCGGTACTTGCCGACGGATACCTCTATGAGGGGATCGTCATGCGGCAGGGCGCGCGTCTGCCGGTCAAAGCAAAGCGCGTGACCGCAGGACTCCCGTACACAATGACGCTCGAACAGCCGAACTGGGACGCGGGCAATACGGACACAGGCACGGTGCAGGGGCGGAAAAAGACGGTAACGAACGCGATTCTGCGCCTCACAAAGTCCTACGGCGGCAGGATCGGGCAGACGCAAAGCGCGCAGGACGCAATCATTTATGACGCGCAGCGCATGGAGGACGGCGGCGACGTGCTCTATACGGGGGATAAGAAGGTCGTACTGCCGGCAGGCGGATGGAATACGGAGGGGCGCACGGTGATCACACACGAGACGCCGTATCCGTTCAATCTCTCCGCAATCGTGCGGGAGGTGTCGTTCGGTGGGTAAATCGGAAAAGAAATATATCATCCGTCGGATCACGGATGCACGCGAGAAAAAGGAACTGGCGGAAGAACTCACGGCGCTTTTGCGGGATGAAGATCGCCGCGAGATCACGGCGGGCGGGCGCAGCGCCTATGACGAAGTGCACGACTCGATCCATATGAGCGCCGAATGCTATGCGGCGTTCGCGGGGGCGGAGCGCGCCCTCATCGCCGTGTGGGGCTATCGGCGTGTCAAAGGGGCGGACGGGCGTCTCATATGGTGTCTCGGGACATATCAAATCAAGAAGTATTGGATGCCGTTCGCTGTGGAATCAAAGCGCATTATCGCGCGGTGGGCGCGGCGGTTCGGCGTGCTCTATAACGCCTGTGGGGCGTTTAACCATGACACGGTGCGGTGGCTCGAATGGTGCGGGGCAATATTTCATGAGGAAGTCAAGGTCGGGAATGAAGCATTCCTGCCGTTCACGATAGGAGGGTAATATGTGCAGTATCATGGCGGGGCTGATGGCGGGCGGCGGGGGGGTAAAGCAGCGCGCACAGGAGGCGCAGGTGAGGGAGCAGGCGGGCGG